TAGCTCTGATGCGGAGGTCATTCTCAAGGTTCCGTTTTTTCCAACGCTACACATAACAGTATCATGGAAAACGGCTACCACTGAAGATGCGCCAACCTATTGAAATACTAAAATACCACTTAAAAGATTTTAAAAATGCCGAAACGAAACATCGTAATGATTCAGTTGCCAGCCGAGAAACCCGACTGCTGTGCAGAGTGCCCATTGCTCGGCCTGGTGCCGAAATATGTTGCACGACCGAAGAACTCGAAAGAGACTCATGTCTGTTGCGGCACGATGGAGGCGATCACGCAGCGAGGCTCGAAGGTGCGTGCCTCTCAGCGTGACAGTAACCATCCGCTCCGTCGCCCATGCGACAACCGCTGGCACTCATGGATGAACCTTCAGGGCCGCAAGTTGGGTATCAGTACCCAGACTTACAATGACTGTCGCATTCCATACGAATGCACCTTGCAATTACAAATCAAATTTCATAAATAATCACAACTATGATTTTGAGCGAGTATGAAGCAAAGCGGGCGGAACTTGACCGTCGCTTGCAAGAAGTTGGAGAGCGCGAAGCCGCTCACAAGATGGATTTGTCTGTGAGATATCAGGCAGAGTGCAAAAAGATTCAGTCGCAAATCGGGCAACTGAAGAAGAAACAAAAGGAACTTCTTCAGACCTACCAGAACGACAAGACGTTCTTCCATCGCAAATACCGCGATGAGAAGCACGAAATCTGCGAGAAGATGCACGCACTGCGACTGGAGTATCTGACGGTTAACAATGTGGATTGCAAAGAAACAAGAGCAAAGCATGAAGATACCAAAGATTAAAGAAGACGAGACTCTCGCAGCATGGCGCGAGAGAATGGCACAGGAGTTTAACCTCGACCCAGAGATGCAAGAGCTGATTCGCGAGGTGAGTGTGACATCGTACATTCGTGGAACGGATGTGACGATCGGAATGCTGAAGAAAGAAGGGAAGATATAATAAATCACGGGGTCAGTCCCCATGATCGTTTAAGGAATTAAACATAAGGAACTATGGAATTAACAAGACCAACAAACGTACTCGGCAAAGGATTCCGAGTATTTGCAGTCCTGCTGATGCTGACATCGTGCGAGAATCTTGTGACGCGCAACTTCGGAGGCTCGCAGACTATCGAATTAGAGAAGGGGCAAAGGCTCGTTGAGATAACCTTCAAGGAAACCGACTTGTGGATTCTCACCGAACCGATGGACTCCGACTATGTACCGAAGACCAAGACGTTCTATGAGGATAGCAACTTCGGAGTGATGGAGGGAAAGATAACGATTATCGAACAGCGGTAAATCACCAAAGTAACGTAGCATGAAGCCCATACGATTGCCAAACGTACCGATTTACGACGAATTGCCAGAAGGCTGGGCTGATATCAGCCACATCATATCTGCACCGTCGGGCTATCATTGGATAAACAACCGCAAGTCGTTATTCACCAAAGAATACCGACACGCATTATTAAGGATTAGGAACCCATAATTACTGGGTCAGTCCCTATGATCATGTAAGTGATGTTATGACTATATCAGAATGTTATGATTTGTTCCAAGCAGAGCAGGAATGGAACAGGCTGGCATCCAACTGTCGCCAGGCCGTCAGAAGAACGCTCGTTAAGAAGTATGGCGACCATGATGTCAACGAACTGCATAACCATTTCATCACCGAGTGGATAGGCAGCTCTGGCAGGCCTGAGAGAGATAAGGTGCAGACAGAGAGTGTCATACGTCATATGCTTGGGTGGGCTCACGCGCAAGGGCTCTATGATGGTGACGTGGTAAAGAAGGTCACCACCATTAGACTGAAGCCGAAAGCATCGGCTACCGCTCCGAAGCCTAAGACGAAATACACAACATGGTACACTGGTACCATCTACACCGAACTGCACAACCACGGACGAAGGACGAACGGCTCGCAGGATGGCAACCGCAGCAGTGTTCAGTTCGTGAAGGGTGCCGGTCTAACTCGGCGATATGGTTACAGGTGGGTGGCTGAAATTACCTTCCACAAGCATCGTTACAGATGCAGATCTTATTCTTACTCTCGAGTCCGCGAATGGCTCGATGAGATGTGTGCAAGGTTTTCGTAGTAATCACGGGGTCAGTCCACAGGATCATTAAAATATACAAGAAGAAAGAATGAAAAGTGAAGTGTTTAACATCGACTGCATGGAGTATATGCGAACATTGCCAGATAAGTACTTCGACTTGGCGATTGCTGATCCACCGTATGGGATCAATGCTCCGAACATGAAGATGGGCGAAAACAAAGGCTATGTGTCAACGGCCACGAAATGCAAGAAGGGCAGACTGAACTCAGGAGGCGGTAAGTTGAAAAACCGAGTGCTGAATCAGTCGGATTGTTCATGGGACTGCGAACCGCCAAAGCAGGAGTTTTTCGACGAACTATTCAGAGTCAGCGAGAACGTCATCATCTGGGGCGGCAATTACTTCCATCTTCCACCATCGCGCTGCATCGTCTGTTGGGACAAGGAGCAGCCGTGGGAGAACTTCTCGCAGATAGAATTGGCATGGACATCATTCGACATGCCTGCCAAGATGTTCCGCAAAGGTTCACGCGGTGGCAGCGTCCCCGACATGCGAACCGTTGAGAAGATTCATCCAACGCAGAAACCCGTTGACCTCTATGCCTATCTGCTGAGAGTGTTTGCCAATCCAGGCGACCGCATCTTCGACCCCATGATGGGAAGCCAGTCATCACGCATCGCAGCCTATAAGATTGGTTTCGACTATGTGGGATGTGAACTCGATAAGGAATATTTCGACAAAGGTTGTGAGCGATTTGCCAAAGAGTGCATGGGCGAGACCAAAACGAAGGATGGTACCATCATCAAACAGACATCGCTCTGGTAAACCCCGCACCACAAAAACACCATATGAAAGAGCCGCATAAACCATATGGTTTTCATTTAAAAATCATATGAAAGAGCGGATAAAACCATATGATAAATTTATAACCAATTAAAAACCAAAAGAAAATGGCAAAAGTTAAGTATCGCGTCAGGGAGCGCATTCCCTCAGACAACCAGTTCGGCACCCATTCATTCTATGCTGAATGTGTGATTAATGTGGACATCACGGCAGTGGAACTTGCCCGCAAGATTGCTGCCCGCACAGGCATGAAATCGTATGAGGCACAAGCCGCCATCCATGCCATCGCCGACATCGTGGCCGAAGAGACACTCGAAGGCTCTCGCGTCAGCCTCGCCAACGAGGATGGCACAAAGTTGGTCACCATCTATCCGCGCGTCACTGGTAGCATCAGCGATGCAGATGTACAGGCGAACCCAGACAAGTATAATGGTGCAACCGTAGCCACCGAAGAGATGCTCACACCAGATATGCTTCAATGGTCGCTCGGTGCAACCGTAGGCACTAAGTATTCTAAGCAGTTCGCGCTGAACAAACAAGCCCAGAAGGTGAAGTTTACTGCCACCGACGTGACCGCTGATCCCACCGATGGCGATGATGACGAAGGCGGTAAGCCTACCCAGGGCGGCAACGAGCAGGAGCCTTAAACCATACACGGGGATGGACGCATCCTTAGTCGTCATTGCGACTGGCATTGTTGTCTGATCGCCTTGGCGCACCACTGGAGAGGCATCATCTATCGGGGTGCCTCTCCGCTTTTCTATCAAAAAATAAAAACACCTATGGCAAAATCAAAGACAAAAGACTACATCGACGAACTGAAGGGGATGGTTATGCAGCGAAATGACGGCATCTTCGACCCTTGGCTAACTCCTCTGACGAGATCGACCGCCATGAACATGGTAATACTCGACAAACTCCAAGAGGAACTTGAGAATAACGACATGACATCATCGATGACTGGCTCGATGGGTCAGCAGAAAATCGATGTCAATCCGTTGCTCGACAAATATGATAAAACACAGAACACACTCATCAAGCAGTTTGATGCGCTTGGACTGACCGCCAAAGGCAAAGGCAGGAATGGCACAAGCGATGCTGATGACGATGACCCCGTTCTGGCTGCACTCACTAACCGATAACGCACTATGACGCAAGAAGAAAAACAACAAGCCCACGCGATACTCATCGACTATGCTTCGGGGATGCTCGGCCGATTGGCTGACATCGACCAGCGACTCGCGGAGTATTTCGGTGGTATCATCAGCAACCCAGACCTTCACAATGGCTATGAGATACTCTGCGCCGTGAAGTTTCTGCGGCTGATGAAGACCTACGACTTCAACACCGAGCGCGTGCAGCAGATTATCAAACTGCGAGAGGGCGAATGGGAGCAACGGCCTGATGGGCGGTGGCGGCATCTGCGAGGCGGCATCAAATGTCCAGGCACAGACACGGCACACGTCTATCGTTGGCAACCATTCCAGGTGTTCGTGCTGGCATCGGTATTCGGCTTCCATCATTGGTTCAACACCGAGGTAAAAGCCATCGATAAGCCCGAACTGTTGCCCACCGAGCGCGAGAACGAAGAAGGGCTGATAGAAGACTGGCGAAGGCTCTGCAATTACTTCGTGCTCTATACCCCTCGAAAGACCGATAAGACAGGTATGTCGGCATACATTCAGGTGGTGTTCTTCCTGATGGGCGACTATAACTCCGAAATCTACTGCTGTGCGAATGCAGAGTTTCAGTCGCGCATCCTCTTCAGTCGCGCCACATTCATGCTGAAGGATATCGACACCCGCAATCGGTTTAACATCACGTCGAAGCAGATAGTGTGGAAGCCAGCCTTCCACTCGGTGCGCAATGCGATGATCATGCCGCTGACTGCCGGAGGAAAGACGAAGGATGGCCCGTTTGCTGAACTCGTCAACTGGGATGAGTTGGGCTCTTCGCCATACGTCAACGGAAAGAGCGACATGATGGGGTTGGTCAATGTGATGCGCTCGTCGATGGGCCCAAGGCGCGAGGGACTAACCTTCGGCACGACCACAGCGGGAACGATATCATCAGGCCCCTTCATCGATATGCTTAACGGACTGCATGAGAATCTGCTCCGCGAGATCAAGTTCTATACAGGCGAAGAGCAGCCGACACTCAGTGATGACCGCCAACTCTCGCTGTTGTTAGAACCCGACGATTGGGAGAAGCACGATGAAGAGCTGCTGCTCACATCGAAGAGTCTGCGACGGAAGATTAACCCGATGCTCGGTGTCACCTGTCAGCATCAGTTCTATGAGGACAGTATCGCAGACATGAAGAACGGCAAGATGACGAAGGGCGAACTATTCTCAAAACTCTTCAACGTCTATGCCTCGCAGACCACTCACGACTGGTTTAAGCCGGAAGAGATTCGAGCCATCCAGACAGACAGACGGGTGGACGATTGCACCTCTGCCGACGGTTGGATAGTATTCGCTGGCATGGACTTTTCGAGAGGCGATGACCTCAATGGTGCAGCGTTCCTCTGCTACAACACCCACACGGATGAGTTCTTCGGTGATATGGATGTCTATATGAGCGAGGATGCCGTGAACGCAAGTCCCATCCGTGAGTTGCTGTTGAAGTGGGCGAGAGATGGGTGGCTCACCATCGTGCCTGGTAAGACCTTCGACCCGTCATGGCCCGTGAACCGCATCATCGAGCTCGACTCGAAAGGTGTCGATTTCGGTGCCTTTGGTTACGACCCATACAATGCAAAGACGGTGGTGAATGCGATGAGCCAGTGGGTATTCGATATCGGGCTCGATCCCAAGCAATTCGTGTTGCCTGTGCGCCAGAACTTCGCCACTTACAACCCCGTGGTCAACGAGTTCGATTACATGGTAAAACGCTCGCGTGATGACGGAATGGGGCATCAGATTCCCGACCCGAAGATTCACCTCTCGATGAATCCTCTCTGGCCTTATTGCTTCGGCTGTTGCACTCTCCAAGAAAGCAGCGACGGCATGGAGAACGTGAAGCCCGTGAAGAAGGATGGTGGTGCAGCCACCAAGGTCGATCCCGTTCAAATGCTGCTGTCGGGATTGATTCTCTATGATGCAGCGGAAAATCAGATCAGTAAATAAAAAAACAGATTTATGAAAGTTACACGACATTACGAACATGATCACGTCATCATCTACGTCGAGGAAGGCGAGATGAAGACCTGTATTACATTAGACAATGACCGCCAACTCCGTCGCCTCGGAGAGTGTCTCATCGACCTTGAGAGGACGGGAGGCAAGGAGGTTATTATATCCCGGTAAACCCCGCACCACAAAATGAAGGGAAAGTATGAAAGGGTTTAGAACTATCTCAGAATCGTATCGCACGATGTTGTTGTTCGCATTGGCAGCGGCGGCAGTAGTCTTCGGACTGCTGCTGCTTACCGGCTGCACGACCACCAAGTATGTGCCCATCGAGACCGTGCGCATCGACACCCTGAAGGTGACGAAATATGAGCGCGACTCGATCTATATCCACGACTCGACCATCGTTCGCGAGAAGGGCGACACAATGCTCATCGAGAAGTGGCACACCAGATGGCGCGACAGATGGATGCACGATACGCTCTATCAGAGTCGCATCGATTCGGTTCCAAAACCATACCCAGTTGAAAAACGTGTACCAGCCGAACTCACATGGTGGCAGCAGACGCGCCTCCATCTGGCGAACATCCTGCTCTATGCGCTGCTCGCCTTCGGTGTCTTCAAGTTAGGCAAATTTCTCTTGTCGCGCTATATCAAGCCGTGAGGCTTCATCCAACCCCAAGCGAGGGGTCGCACAAATCTCTTAGCAAGATTCATAAACTGTAAGTTTTAAGTTATTAAAAGGTGTTTCCCCGATGGCCCAGTCACTATAACAATCGCCATCGGGGTTTTTCGTGTACCAATATTCGGGTAAACCCCCACAACCGTTTGCGATGATTTATGAAACGTTTTAAAATCATTTGCAAATGGAAATTACATTAGATTCTATCATTGGGATTCTTGGATTGCTCTTCGGTGGTGGCGCGCTGGGAGGCATCTTCACATGGAGATGGCAGCGCGCCAGGGCGAAAGCGGAAGCCAAGGAGAAAGAGGCCGAGGCGAAATCGGCAGAGGTCGAGATGGCGCAGAAGGTTCAGGACACCTACCAACAGATGTTGGAAGACAAGCAAAAGGAGGTCGATGACAACCATCGGCTCATCGCAGAACTGCGCGAGGATCGTGACCATTACAAACAAGGTTACATCGAGTT